TAGCGCACAATCTTGCGGGCTAATTCGTAAACAAAGATGTTTAGATCGTTGCCTTGCAGGTCTACGTCAAACAGTTGTTCGCGGATCAGATCAGGTACGTCGTCAAGGCGTACAGGCTTGCGGGTCAACATGCCGGCCAGCATCCTCTCAAGCCGCTGGTAATACGGCGGGCAGACGCTACGAGCTAGGCGGTTGTCGTAACTTTCGTCTTGCTCGCGGGGTTCCTGCGGTAGGTAACGCCGATGTTTGCGGCGCATACCAAATGTGCCCTCCATCAGATCTTCAATCAAGATCCAATGCGGTTCCTGTGCAGCCCATGAGCTGTTTGGATCCTGCACCTGCGTTGCCTTGCGCGTCAGAAGCCGGTCGTATGCGTTGAAACCGGAGTACATGATCTGCCGCGTTTAGCCGTAGTTTGATTCTATTGCGTAAATGTAAGCCGGGCCTCCGATACCGCCACACACGGCGTTCAGCCTTACGGTTTGAACCGACCCGGCAAGGTGAAAGTTTACGCGGCTTGATCGGCTGAGGTTATTTCGTCGTCAAGGGCATCGCCTGCATCGTCAAAGTCGTTGTCGTAAAGCCATTGCTGCAGGGTGGTGAGCATGGCTGAGGCGGCTTCGTTGAAGTCGTATGAGCCGTTGTCTTGGACAGAATCAAAGGCGGCTTCAAGATCGCGCCAGAGGGGTGCGGACATAAGGAAAAGGACAGCCCGATGCCAAGGCAGAGCGGGAACGGTTTTAGGGTAGCGGCAAAAGAAAAGGCCCCCGAAGGGGCCGAGTGAATCAGCCGATTTTGCGGTAGCCCTTGGCGGTGAAGGCTTGATAACGCTGGCGCATGATGCCAACCCAGTTGAAACCGCCACTCTTGATAACCCACTCGCCGGCTTCGATAGCAAAGCGGTTCATAAGCATCTGATGGTCACCGGCGTCAGAAAAACGAATCAGCTCAGTGCCATCAGCCGAAATCAGGAAGTGGCCGGCGCCGGTGGGGAGAGCGGGGATAGTTGCGGTGGTCATGGTCTTGTGTGTGGTGGGGTCGCCCCCTGTCCCCTAATTATGGGGTATACCCCTGCCGTCTGTCAACAGGCAGAAGAAAACCCCCGCTTTCGCAGGGGCTCCCTTGCCCGACGCAGGTGAATCTGAACCATCCCTCGGATCGCCGCAGCGGTTGCCCGACTTCAGTTTCAGTTGGCTGTCAAACCAATTCTGGCCCAACAGCACCCAGCAGGGGACTTCGCTGGTGGCGTCAATATAGCCTGATACCCGTGCCCTTGCCGGCGTTGACGTACAGCGGGTTGAACTCAGACATGACCAGATACCCCAGCCCGTCCGTCCAGTGCTCGATCCCAGCCGACTTGTCAATCACGTAATCGTCAGCACCCTGTTTGTAGGTCACGTTGCGCAGCGCCTTGATCGTGTTCTTGCAGCGCGGGTGGACAAACAAGCGGATCTGGCCGTTGGCGTTACGGATCAAGCTATTGGTGGCGTTGATCTTGTCCTTCACGGCCCAGGGCGCCTTAGGACTGACGCAGCCAAACCCGTACTGACGGATGATCTCGTGATCCGTGCGCCCAGCCGATGAAGTCTTGCGGGCACTGCCTGTTGGATCCGGGTAGGCGATCAGTTTCCGATCTCTGAATCGATCACGCAGCATGGCGCACACCTCGTCGGTGTTGGTCTGCGTTACAGACACCTCATCCCATATATGGAGGGTGTCACCCACGCGGCTGCCGAGCACACCAGCCAGCACACTCACGTTGAAGTCAGTACCCCACAGGATCGGACCACCCGTATCGCGCACTTCATCAGAAATGTTGTCGTCGCTGAAATCGGGATAGACACGGCCCGACAGCGTTTCAAAGCTGGCTAGGTACTCCTGACGGAAGGTACGGTCGTCAAGCGTGCGGCGTGCCGCCTCAACCTCATCTTCGGGAACGTTGCCACCTTGGATGGTGGTGTAACTGAAGGTTGACCAGTCCGGTTGATCCTGCGCCTGTTCCCAAAGATCGTGAAACCAGTTGAGGCCAGCAGGCGTTGTGATGAACCATGCGGGGCCACCTTGGTCAGACAGGGCCGGGCGCAGCACCATCTCCCATGCTTCCTGCTTGACGTAAGCGGCTTCGTCAACGATCAGGCTGCTAAGCGACACACCACGCAGGGCATCGGCGGATTCGGCGCCTTTTAAGGCAATGACGCTGCCGTTGCTTAATTCAACCGACAGTTCGGATTCATTTTTTCTGGCAAACATTTCCGGCGGCACCATGGCACGAAGCTGGCGCCATGCAATTTGTTTTGCCGATTTATAGGTTTGCGTGCAGTACCAATTGAGCGAATTTGGATGCTCAATCGCCCAAGCAACTAAACGGGCAATGCAAAGGTATGTCTTACCGAAGCGGCGGCCAGAACAAAGAAGTTTGAAGCGTTCTGGCGCGTCCCACACCTCGCGTTGCGGGGGAGTAAGAGATTCGTAAAGGCGACTTGCAAACGGAGTCCAATCCCTTTCGTCGCAAACTGTAATCGGGGCTTCAAGCAGAAAGCCGCCAGGACAGCCGTCAAGTATGGATGGGCTCATTCCAGCAGCTTGGCGCTTTTGCGGCGATTATCGCTTCTCCAAAGTGGTTGAAGGTTTGTGAAATGAAAACAAGCAAGTCGTTGTACGGGATCGGTTAGATCAAAGCTGGCGCAAGGGCGAATGTGGTCAACCTCCCATTCCCCAAAATTATCCCAAGTCATGCCCTCCTCAAATTTGGCAGCAATGTAATCACGAAGTTCGGCAGGCGAACAGCCAAGCCAATCGGCAGTGCGGCAATTTTTTCTTATGCCTTGCGAAGACAAAGCCTTGTAAAGGCGAACACGGGAAAAATTGGCGATTTTGTATTCAGGCGTATGCCGCTGGCGTTCACGTAATTTCGCCTGCCTTTTAGCTGCATTGGCGCGACGAATTTCTGGACTGCTTGTTTTCCGGCACTCGTTACAGCCCGCGCCGCGCCAATGATTTATAGGCAATTGCATGAACAACCCATGCGAAGGGCAAATGATGGCGATTTTGGTAAGTGCGCCTTGGTAATCAGAACAGGAATAATCAAAGCGGTCGCCATGGGCGGCCTTTGCGCGTTCAACGAACTGCGTGGTCGTAAGCCTTGCCATTGCTTTATAGTAGCCCGTGACGGAGCGAAAGACAAGGCCGAAGACTGGCAGGCTCAAATTTCAAGACCGATCAGTTTGGCTTGGAGTTGGATGGCATTGAGGGCGACCTGCGTTTGACCGCGTTTGTAGGCGGACTGTTCGTAGGTGCGAGCACGACCTAGGGCTTCAGCGATCCAAGAGGGCCGGGTCATGGCGGCGTCTTCCTCTAGGCGAATGCGAGCGCGTTGGATGTATTCATCTACTTGACGTGGAGTGATGTTCCATTGTTTCGATCCGAATTGAACAATCTGACCACGTGATTGTCCTTCGGTCAGAAGACCGTAAATAGTGTCAACACGGAAGTTGACTTCGGCAGCGGTTGATCGCGCCAACGTTGAAGAAAAAAAATCAATAAGAAAAGGATAAACCCAAAACGAGAGAATGGTGGCGGATGAGACGCGGATGAGACGGTTGAGGCTGTGGAAAACGCAAGCTGAAGACTTTTGGAAGTGTGCCGCAGGGCACTTGCCGGCCCGAAAATCGTGGCTAGTCTTTGCAAGCTTTCCTTGCACCAAGCAAAAACCAGCAAGCAATGCCAAAGGCCGTTTTCCTGCGATTGCCCGACGATTTGGTCGAAGACTTGGAGCGTTATCGCCCCAAAACCCTGTCCCTAACTACCTTTTGTGCTTACCTACTAGAGCTTGGGGTTGACAGGGACGCTAGATTACCCGCGTACTGTGTCGGTGCGGGGACACCACCTCTAGGTAACTCCCAACCGAAGCAAGTTCAAGGATCTACGCCTCAGCAACCTTCCAGCGAAGGGAAGGCTGTTTCGGCTGTTGGTTCAGATGGCTGTTTGGATTTGGTTTTCCAGCCCGAAGACTTGGACACAAAAAAAGAAATAGGCAAGAAAAAGGTTGCAAAATCGGCAAAGGTTGAGTATTCCGAGGGCTTCGCGCTCCTGTGGAAAACTTATCAGTCGGCACCTGATCGAGTCTCATCCCAGTCCAAGCCGAAGGCGTTTGAGGAATGGAAAAAGGTGGTGAAGGCCGAGGGTGAAGAACGACTGCTTGGTGCGGTCAACAATGCCATTGCCGAGCAGAAGCGCAAGATGAGTGCCGGGGAGTTTGTGGGGAGCCTTCCCGACCTGTTCCGCTGGCTGCGTGACGGCAAGTACGAGGTATATCTCGAAGAGCACAAGGCGCAGGTTGCCGGGCGGACGTGGAGCGCCGATATGGGCTGCTGGATCGAGAACGACTGATCCTGTCC